AATAAAAAAAGTAAATATTTATTAAAAATAAAATATTATGGGATATACATACGACTGGAAATTAACAGGTATAAGAAAACAAAATACAGATACATTAGATAATGTAATTGTGAATACATATTGGAGATTAACAGGTGTTGATGAGACAGGACATTCTGGTAGTTTTACTGGAGCAACTCCGCTGAGTTTGGATTCTGTTGATACAGCATCATTTACCACATACGAAGAACTTAGTGAAAATCAAGTTTTAGGATGGGTAAAAGATATTGTTAGTGGGTCTGGTCCATCTAATTATTGGAGTCATATTCAATCTCAAATAGAGAAAGATATTAATGTACACAAATATAATAGAGTAATGGTAATGGAAAATGATTTACCTTGGGCAGAAACTTCTGGTAGTAATTCATACGGAGTAAATCCATTACCAGTATAATAAAATACCTAAATTTTCAACTTTATAAATATCCAAAGCATTATATTATGTTTTGGATATTTTTGTTATATTTATATGTGTATTTCATAACTAGCAAATACAAACTTAAAATACAAATTGTAGAAATAAAATGGCAGAAAGAATCGTATCACCTGGCGTATTCACAAGAGAAAATGACCTTTCCTTCTTAGCGCAAGGAATTGGTGAAATTGGAGCAGCATTTATAGGACCTTTTAAGCAAGGACCTGCATTTGTTCCAACTATTGTTAGAACGCAATCAGAGTTTGAAGAAATCTTCGGAACTCCTGATGGAACTTATTATACTGAACACGCAGTTCAAAACTATTTAAGAGAAGCTGGAACAGCAACAATCGTAAGGGTTGGTGGTATTGGTGGTTACACCCAAGCTGCACCTTTTGGTATTTTTGCATCTGGTTCATCTAACCAAAGTTTAGGTACTAAACTGATTGGAGTACTATACTCAACTCAAGTTGGAGATGAAGGTGTTGGATTTGCATCATCTACAATAACTAGCAACGATGCAGTTGATGGTTCATTTGTTATTAATGACCTAACTACTGGTGTTGATGTATCTGCATCGATTCTACCAACAGCTACTAATGATTTAGCAGATGTATTTGGAGAATCTCCGTTTGGAGCAAAAGCTGGTTATGCATACACTTACTTTGAAAACATTGCAGCTTTATATACTGGTTCTTTAGGAAACAACATTGTAGTATCTACTAATGCATTACCATCTCAAGTATATGGTGATGTTAAAACTGCAAAAACTCCGTATGTTAAATCTCAATTAATTAGTGGTGAAAGATATGACCTTTTCCGTTTTGTAACTTTAGGGCATGGTACATTATATAATACTAAATTTAAAATTGGTATCTCTAATGTAAAAGCAGCTGGTGAAGATGGTTCAACTGATTATGCAACATTTACTGTAACAGTTCGTTCATTCGCTGATACTGATAAGAGAAAGAGTGTTATTGAGACATTTAACAATGTAAACTTAGACCCTGCTTCTCCTAACTATATTGCTAAGAGAATTGGTGATAGATGGAATGAAATTGCAGCCGATGGTAAAATAACTGAAAATGGCGATTATACAAACAGATCAAAATTTGTAAGAGTTGAAATGGCTCAAAATAGTGTTGGAAATCCAATTTCAGCAGCACCATTTGGACATGGAGCATATACAAACCCAATTACTGCAACAGATGATACAGAAGCACAACAAATACCAGCAGTAGTTTATCAAACTGGTTCATTGGGTAATACATCATCATCTCCATTATACTTTAGTGGATTTGATTTTGAAACAATTGGCGTAGCAGGTGATAATAGAGAATATTTAAAACCAATTCCTGAAAGTGCACAAATTGGAGCAAACCAAGTATTTGCGTTTGATTCTAATGGTGGATTAAGTGTAGGAGCTTTATCTGGTTCTACATCAAGTGATATGGTTAAAAGACAATTCGTTCTTGGATTCCAAGAAGGTTTTGATGGATTAAACCCAACGGTAAAGGCTAACTTAGGTTTAGATATAGAAGCAGCAAACACACAAGGTTTTAACTGCGCAAATGCAGGAACAACAGGTACACAGGCATATACTAAAGCAATTAACGCTATATCAAACGCAGATGAATATGATATTAACTTAGTTGTAACTCCTGGTATCATCCGTTCTTTACACCCAACTATCACCAATAGAGTAATTGATATGGTTGAGGATAGACAAGATTGTTTCTATATCGCTGATTTTGTTGAAGCAGATGCATCTATAACTGAAGTAACTGAAAAAGCAAATGAAGTGGATTCTAACTATGTAGCAACTTACTACCCTTGGCTTAAGACAGTAGATGCTAATACAAACAAATTAATATCAGTTCCACCATCAGTATTGATGCCGGCTGTATTCGCTTCTAACGATAGATTAGCAGCTGAATGGTTCGCACCTGCTGGTTTAAATAGAGGTGGTATCATTGGAGCAGTTAGTGTATTGAATAGATTAACACACTCTGAAAGAGATACTTTATATGAGAACAAAGTAAACCCAATTGCAGCATTCCCTGGACAAGGTATTGTAGCATTCGGACAGAAGACATTACAAGATAAGGCTTCAGCATTAGATAGAATCAACGTAAGAAGATTACTTATCACTGTTAAGAAGTTCATAGCTTCAACATCTCGTTTCTTAGTGTTCGAACAAAACACAGCAACAACTCGTTCAAGATTCTTAAATACTGTAAACCCTTACTTAGAAGCAATTCAACAAAGACAAGGACTTTACGCATTTAGAGTTGTAATGGATGAATCTAACAACACACCTGATGTTATCGATAGAAACATTATGGCTGGACAGATTTTCTTACAACCGGCTAAGACAGCTGAATTCATCGTAATTGACTTCAACATCTTACCAACTGGAGCAAGTTTTAACGCTTAATACGAATTTAAGGTAACTTGATATTTATTAATATAAAATAAAAGGATAATAAAATGGCAGAAATACTAGAGTTTGATAAGATGTTCTATACGAACTTCGAACCTAAGATGAAAAATAGATATGTGATGGAAATCGATGGAATTCCTTCATATATGGTTAAAGCGGCAGCTAGACCTTCAATTAACTTTGAACCAATTGTGTTAGACCACATTAACATTAAAAGAAAGTTACAAGGTAAGGGTGAGTGGCAAGATATAACTGTAACACTTTATGACCCAATTGTTCCTTCTGGAGCACAAGCGGTAATGGAGTGGGTACGTTTAGGACACGAATCAATTACTGGTAGACGTGGATACGCAGATTTCTATAAAAAAGATATTGATTTCTATATGCTAGGTCCTGTTGGTGATAAAATCGAACAATGGAAGTTGAAAGGTGCATTTATTGTATCTGCAAACTTTGGTGATGTTTCATTTGATTCAAATGAAGTAGCAACTATTGAATTATCATTAGCTTACGATTACGCTATACTTGAATTCTAAAATATTCCTTACGGAAGCTACCGAAGGACAACCCTCATCAGAAATGGTGGGGGTTTTTTTATTTCCAATTTTTTTATTTTTATGTATTTATATATACAAACTTAAAAAAGATATAAAGTTATGGCAGAAGTTAATATTGCAAAAGAAACCCCTATACAGGGTGAAAGGAATAAATTTGATTTTCCTACGGAAGTAATTGAATTACCATCAAAAGGATTAGTATATCCAGAAGGACATCCTCTTAGAAAAGGTACTTGTGAGTTAAAGTATATGACAGCAAGAGAAGAAGATATTCTTGCAAACACAAACCTAATTAAGAAAGGTATTGTATTGGATAAATTATTTGAATCAGTAGTTGTTGAATCTGGTGTTAATCCAAATGATATTTTAATTGGTGATAAAAACGCTATTTTAATGGCAACTCGTATTTTAGGATATGGCGCCGATTATAAAATAGAAATAACAGACCCATTTAGTGGACAAAAACAAGAAGTAGTTATTGATTTAGGTAAAGTACAAACTAAAGATTTTGATGAATCCATTTTGAATTCAACAAATAGATATACTTTTAAGTTACCAACAATGGGTACTGAACTTGTTTTTAAATTACTAACACATGGTGATGAACAAGAAATAACTAGAGAAGTACAAGCTTTAGAAAAATTAAATAAGAATTCAGGCGCTTCATTTGATGTAACAACTCGTTTAAAATATATGATTGTTTCGGTTAATGGTAATGAAGATAGAGGATTTGTAAACAAATGGATAACTAACTCATTTTTAGCAAAAGATACTAAATCATTTAGAGCTTATGTTAAACAACTTTCACCTGATTTGGATATGAAATTCCAATTTGTATCAGATGCTACTGGCGAGACGGAGGCGCTGGACATACCATTTGGGATTAACTTTTTTTACCCTTCCAACTGATTATAAAACGATTCTTCATTCTCAAATTTGGGAAATGGTTCAATTCGGTAATGGATTTACTTGGTCAGAAGTTTATTACATGCCAACGTATCTTCGTAAATTTTATTTTAATAAATTAATAGAACTAAAGAAAAAAGAAGCAGAAGAACATAAAAAAGCTCAAGCAAAAATGAAATCATCTAAGGTGAGGATACGATAATATCCTCACTTTTTTATTTGCCGATATTTATAGAATATAAACACGCCGAATATGAAAAATAACAAACAAATTAAAAAAGAAGGTATATTCAGTTTAGCTGATAGATTTGTATCTAATTTCTTTAATGGGTTAAGTACTGGTGCAGCAAACACTATTATAAAAAAAGCTGAAAAAGCTGGAATCCCACCTCATTTGGTGAATGATATGAAAGAAATTGAAAAAATGACTAGAGAATTTGAAGAAAAAATAAAAAAACTAAAATAAGTTTAATTTTAGAAAATTATTGAATAAATGGCAGATAAGAAAGAAGAATCAACTCCAAAGAAACCCGAAAAGGCAAAACCAATCGGAGAGAAGGTAAGTATTAAGAATATTGAAGAATTAAGAGCAGCCAGAGAGAAGTATAATAAACTTCTTGAAAAGGGTACTGAACTTACCGAACAAGAGGTTGCCGATATGCGAGAGTTGGGTAAGGCTATTAGTATAACTGAAAAGGCACAAAAGAAAAAAAATGCTGAGCAGGAAAGGTCACGCAATATAGCAAGAGAAACAAAGAAAGAATTTGGTAGTATTCTTACTGGTATTGAATCAATAAGTAAAGTTTATTCAGGTTTAACAAGTGAACAAACACGAGCATTAACGGTTTCAAAACAAAGTCTTACAACACTTTTAGATTCAGGAAAGGTAACCGCTGAACAAGCGGAATATATGCAAGAAAGAGTATCTGATGTTGGTAAAATGGCAACTTTACAACAACAATTAGCAGAAACAGGACCTGAAGATGTAGAACGCCAAAAAGCAATATCTGAGGAGTATAAAGCTCAAAAGAAGGAAATTTTAGCTAAATTAGAAGCCGATTTTGATTCCGGCCTTATAACCAAAGAGCAATTTGTGGCGATGGGTAAGATGGTTAATGAGATGGATAAGGGATATAGTATAGCCACAAAATTATCAACTGTAAGTAAGGAACAAAAAGAAATAGTAGAAGGGCAAATAGCAGCATACGAAGGTATAAAGAAAACTTTAAAAGGTATAATTGCTACTGCACAATTATTTGCTAGTGGACCAGCTGGAATGCTTAGAATGACATTGGTGGGAGCTGGAGTAGCTATGACAAAACTAGGAAAAACAACCAGAGAGATGGGTGGTTTCTTAGGAGGTGCAACTGTATCTGCTACTGCATTAGGAACTGTATTTGATTCCGCTAATGATGTTGCTAAAGGATTATCCGAAGAAATGGGTGGTTTGAATGATGTAACATTCCAGAACCAATTGAATACAAACCTTATGGCCACTAATATGGGTATAAGTGGAACTGAGGCCGCAAAATTAACTGGTAACCTTGCTCGTTTAAATGGTAATAGTATTGAAACTGCACAAAACTTAGCAAATGGAGCTAAGGAAATGGCAAAAACAGCTGGAGTAGTACCAGCAGCTGTAATGGCTGATATGGCCGCATCTGCTGAAGAATTTGCATTATTTGGTAAAGATGGAGGAAAGAATATGCAACAAGCTGCAGTTCAAGCCGCTAAGATGGGTGTTAGTTTAAAAACCATGAGCGGAGTTGCTGATAACCTTTTAGATTTTGAAAATTCTATTAATAGTGAACTGGAATTGGGTGCAATGCTTGGTAAAAATATTAATTTAGATAGAGCAAGAGCATTAGCATACGAAGGGGATATTGCAGGAGCTACTCAAGAGACATTAGATGCATTAGGCGGTGTTGATGCGTTTAATAAAATGGATTATTTCCAAAAGAAAAAAACAGCCGAATTATTAGGTACTTCCGTTGAAGAATTACAAAAAATGGTTACCCAACAGGAAGAAGCAGCAACAATAGGTGGGCAGATAAATGGAGCATTCAATTCGATGACGGAAGGATTAACTGCAATAACAACAGGTCCTTTGGGTGGGTTTGTAAGTGGATTAAGTGGTGCAATCGGACAAACATCAGAAATAGCAGGTAACTTTAAAACAGCTGGTGATTTTGCAAAAGATACTTTTGGTAAAGCAAAAGATTTTTTTGGAGGAAAAAAACCTGGTGCACCTGATTTACCATCAAATCCCACAGAATCCATAACAGATTCAGTTACACAATCTGATGATGCTGGTGGTAAAGTATCTGGTCCGGGAGAAAAAGCTGGAGATGGTTTAAAAAGTTTAGCAGAAGGTTTGGAAGCAATGGGTACTACAAAAGTATTATTTGGTGCATTGAACTTAATACCAACTGCATTGGGTTTACTTCTTATGGTAGTTGGTATCCCATCACTTTTGGGTATTGGTGCATTTGGTACTAATGCTGGAATTGCATTATTATATCTTGCTGAAGGTTTGGAAGCAATGGGTACTACAAAAGTATTATTTGGTGCATTAACCTTAATACCAACTGCATTAGGATTTGCTTTAATGACATTGGGTGTAATTGGATTGGCTGGTGTTGCACTTTTAGGAGCACCAGCTGGGGCAGGATTGATAGCATTAGGAGCAGGATTAGCATCATTTGGTGCAACTGCCGGAACTGTGGGTTGGTTGGGAGTTGCCGTAATTTTGGCATTAGGGGCCGCTTTTACATTATTTGCGTTTGGATTGAGTTTATTAGCACCATTAGTTGAATCAATTGGAAATGCAATTGGTAGTGTGGTAGAATCAATAGCAGCCGGTATTGTTATGATTGTTGGAAGTATAAGTGATTTATTGGTTAATGTATTACCATTACTCAATTTAGAAGCAGCAGCCGGAATCTTAGCAATGGCCGCTTCATTTACTGTATTAGCAGGTTCATTGGCATTGTTAAGTACTATGGGATTGGCAGCCATTCCTGTATTATTAGCAGTAGGTGCAGTAGGTGCTATTGGGGCTAGTTTATTTGGAGGTGGTGAGGGTGAAGGTGGAGCCGAAGGAGCCGAAGGCGGTGGTGATAGAACCGGTGAGTTAATTGATGAAATAAAAGGATTACGAGCAGACTTAATAGCTGGTAAAATAGCCGTAAATATAGATGGTCAAAAAGTTACTTCTAATATAGGGAAGGTAGTTGCTAGAAATAGTTCGAATTCATACGCTAAAGTATAACGATGGGAAAAGCATTAATAGATTTATTTAAAACAAAACAATTAGTAGATGGTCAAACAGCTGCTGAAAAGTACGAAATTCGTAATAGTAAAGATATAGAATTACGTTCATCTACTGGTGCTATGAATTTGCCATTTAAAGGAGCCCAAATACTAAGAAGAAATTTATCATCAAGAACAAAAGAAACAAGAATTGAAGAAGAAGTAACTGGGTTAAGAATTATATCTAAGTTAGCAGGACCTATTATATATGGTACTGATATTTTTAAATTAAGTACACAAAAAACCGAAATGGTTTCTGTAATGAAAGATTCGGTTAATCCAAACAATTCATCAGATAGTGGTCTTTTAGGAAACGCATTTGAAAAAGGAAAAGAAAAAGGATTAGAATTATTAAATAAAATAGGTGTACAACTTCCACAAAAACTAATACCAACCCGTATATTTTTAAATAAAGAATTTAAAGCAGGTAAAGAACCGGATACTATGGTTACACTTGCTAAAATTAAAGGAGATGGTGCTGGTAATTTAGCTGGAAAGTTTTTAGCTCAAAATGCAAAAGGAACTCCAAAACAAATAGGTAACCAAATATTAGGTGGTGGTATTAATTTACTAAAAGGTGAAGTTAAGAAAAAACTATTTGGAGCACCAAAGCAAGGTGCACAAAACCTTGCGAAAAAAGGTGAAAATGATGTTCAATATGATAGCACGGCGAGATATTCAGATACGATTAATCCAATTGATGAGGATTATTTCAAAAGAAATGACCTTTCATCTATATTAGTTGCACAAGGTACAAAAGAAAATGCTGACCCAGCTGTTAAAAAAAGAGTAGATGAATTAGTTCCTAAAGGAAAATCTATAACTACTTCAAAAAATCCATTTGCTAAGTTAGGTGAAAAAATTGGTGATATTAAAAAAGAAAGTGAACAAAAATTATCGCAAGCAAAAAAAGTAGGACAACAACAATTATCAGCTGGTAAAAAAGTTGGTGATACTAAAGATGGCGGGTCATCAACTGGAGCAGATTCAATAATTAGATATTCCGATACTGTTGATGAAACACAGGATGATGCAAAGTTAAGAAATGACCTTTCCACTATACTTCTATCAAAAGTACAAAAAGAAACTCAAAATCCTGATAATAAAAAGCAAATTGATGCAATAAAAGGTAATGTAGGCGCTTTAAATGTAAAACAAAACCCATTTGCAAAATCCGCCGATAAAGTTAAATCGGCAGATACTGAAACAAAACCCGGATTAGAATCTGGTAGAAAATTAGGGCAACAATCTATTGCAGCTGGTAAAAAAATTGGTGAGACAGCGGATACTGCTGGGGGTAAAATTGTATATTCTAATACTGTAGATGAAACACAAGATGATGTAAAATTAAGAAATGATTTATCAACAAAATTACAAGCATTAGTACAAGCAAGCAGTGCGGTTACTTCGACCGGTGGTACTATTTCTGGATTGTCCAGGTCCGATGTGACAAAAAATATGTATTCAACGGAGAAAAATAGTAAAACCGGTAAAAAGGCAGTATCTTTAAAAACAAAATATGGCATAGATAGTTCAGATAAGTTGGATTTCTTAAATGAAAAAACAGTATACACATCTGACCCTCTCCAATTAAGAGATGGTACACTATTAGATGACCATGATTTTATAATTCTTAAATTCAAATCAATTCATACAGGAGAGGTTGTAAGTTTTAGAGCAACTGTAAGTGGTATATCGGAAACAATATCACCATCATGGGATAGTGCAAAGTTTATAGGTTCTCCTTTTAATTATTACACATATTCAAGTATAGAAAGAAGTGTAAGTTTTAATTTTAAAGTATATTCAACAACACCTACACAACACATAGCATGTTGGCAACGATTAAACTTTTTAACTGGATTAACATACCCACAGGGTTACTCCGGTCCATACGCAGTTCCTCCATTTGTAGAATTCACATTGGGTAGTTTATATAAACGTAGAGCTACTTATATTGAATCTCTATCATACGCTGTAGATGATAATGGTGGTTGGGAAATTGGTTCTATTGGAGTATCCGAAAAGGTAAAGGTTAATGGTAAAGATGTTTCGATGAAAGATTACAAATTACCAATGGTTGTAGATGTTTCCATTACTTTAAAAATATTGGAAGCAAAAGGTACAACCGATGCTAAAAAGTTTTATGGATTTTCTAGATTGGGGGCAAATAATTCAGTTCCACCAATGAATGATAAACCAACTACATCAACTAACGCACAAAAAGCAGGCGATTCTAACATATCAGCAGATTCAACCAAAGTTGAATCATCCGAAACTCTTAAACAAGGTAATTTAAAAACTTTAAATAATAAAGAAGCTAATAAAGAAACGGACGGAAATAAATCCGCAATCTCTAGTTTTACGAAGAAAGATACAGGACCTCAATTTGATGCCTTTGGTAATATAACTAACGAAGGTAAATTTTCTAGAAAGTTTGTAAGCGGTCCTCAATTTGATGCCTTTGGTAATATAACTAACGAAGGGCAATTTTAAATATATAACTTATGAGCAGATATAGAAATAATCCTACTAAAAAAACTTTTGATGGCAGAGAAGTATATAGAACAAGAATATACCCAAATATTCCATTAAAGGATACGGATGTTTATGTAATGACCGAAACTGGTGACAGACTGGATACATTGGCATTTCAATATTACGAAGATTCATCATTGTGGTGGATAATCGCTGCGGCGAATAATATACATGATGCACCAATGGGATTACAAGATGGTACTATATTAAGAATACCATTAAACTACATTCAAATAAACAGTAATTTTATAAAATAATTTATGTCAAGTTTTCCTAATTTATCAAATTTAGCGGGGTATGTAAAAAAGGCATTAGATAACAGAATTGGTAATATTCAAAACATATCGCAATTAAATGCTTGGGTTAGAGTATCCTCTGGTGTTGGCGGAGGGCTTATGTTGTTGTCTAATCCTAATTTTGGATTATTTAAAGCAGCTGGTGAAAATGGGTCTATATACGGAAATGGTACATCCAGTGGTACATTAGGAACTACCTGGGGAGGTGGCCCAGTTTATGCGGAA